TTCAGTTACACAGACAACATTAGAGGGAGTTGAAAAAACTTTGGCCGAAGGAATTGCTGAAGGAGAATCAACAGCCGATTTAATTAAAAGAGTTGAAGAAGTTTATGATGACTTTCCATCTTATAGAAGTAATCTTATTGCCAGGACAGAAGCGACAGCTGCAAACAATGAAGGAATACTTGAAAGCTTTAGACAGTCAGAAGTAGTCAATGCTAAAGAATGGATTACTGCCGGAGATGATAAGGTTAGACCAGAGCACGCTGCTTTAGATGGAGAGATTGTTTTGAATGACGAAAACTTTAGCAATGGATTGCCTTATCCTGAAGAACCTAATTGCAGGTGTGTTCTTGGGGGTGCATTTGTAGAAGAATAACTATTGCAAATATAAATAATGTGATATAATGAAAAAAATAAAAAAAATTCAGGAGTTGTTAGAAAAAGAATCAGAGAGAATTAAAAAATCAAAGAAGGGAAAAATAGAAATTAACTTTAGCGATTCTCATGTATCTATTTCTATAACAACCTTCGAGGATGCAAAAATAGAATAAAAAACGTAACGTCATAATAGGCGGCGGAAAAAATCAGCAATGATTTTCCGTCGTTTTTTTCTAAATAAAATGAAATACAAACAACTATACTTAAAATCAATAACAGATGCTAAACCGGGAGATGATGAGAATTATATAATAAGGGGAGTTTTTTCAACCGGAACAGAAGATAGACAGGGAGATGTCGTTGTTCAAATGGGTTGGGATGTAAAAGAGTTTTTATTGAATCCAGTTGTTTTGTTTGCACATGATCATTGGCAACCTGCTGTTGGAAAAATAATTGAATTAGGATTAAACGAAGAAGGAAATTTAGCTGGAGCAATTCAATTTGCGGCCGCTGAATATGATTTTGCGATGGTCTTATACAAATTATACAAAGGTAAATACATGAGTGCTTTCTCAGCTGGATTTGATAGCAAGAATGTTACTTATGATGATGAGAATGATAGGCAAATTTTAACAGAGAATATTTTATACGAAATGTCATGCGTTAACGTTCCGGCCAATGCTTATGCATTAGCAAAAGCAGCAGGAATAGAAACTTCTCCATTGGTAGCATTTCAAACAAAGCAATTATCTTTAAGAAAAGCTTATCATGCAAAAAGTCCATCATGTAAATTAGATGAAGAAAACGAAAGTGAATGTGTATCAAGGAAAGCGAAAGAATTAGAAGTTGAAGGATACGAAAAAGAACAGGCATCAGCGATTGCTCATAGTATTTGTTCAAATGAGTGTTCAAACAAGAAAAAAGAAACAGCAAATGAAATCAGAAGTAGATTAGATAATATAGAAAAAGCAATTAAGGCGATAGGGGCTTACAAGACCCTGACTGCCATAAAAAAGAATGGTCGACAACCTTCTAAAAAAGGTAAAATCTTGGTTAAAAGTCTTAATAAAGCAATTAGATCTTTATTAAGCGAAAAGAGAAAATTAAAATAAATAAAAAATGAGTAAAAAATTAAAAGCAGCATTGGCCAAGGATGAAAAGGACTTAACAGCTGAAGAAAAGATTTTGATTCAGAAGTCTATTGATCAATTGGACAAAGCTCAAAAAACAAAGTTCGCAAAAACTATCGATGAATCTGAAGAAGACGAGGAAGATGAAGAAGAGGGTGAAGATGGTGAAGAGGATGAAGAGGAAGATGAAGACGAGGAAGACGAAGAAGAAGAAGGAATCGATGAGAAATCATTGAAAATTCTTTTAGAGAAAAATGCAGACAAGGCTCTTGAAAAAAAGGCTGATAAGTATGCAGAAAAACTTGTTAACAAATTCTTTGCAGGAGTTTCAGAATCTAGGAAGAAATTTTTAGAGACAGGAAAGTCAAAGAAAACTAATGCTGATGATCAAACAAGAAAGTTTTTGAAAGCATTATTTGACAAGGATTATGCAGCTGCAAAAGCATTAACTACTTCTACATCAGGAGACAGTCCTGATGATGCAGCTGCTGGATTAACAATTCCAACAGAATTGCTAACAGAAGTTTATAGATTCTTGCCAACCTATGGTGTTGCAAGAAGGAACATGAGATATTTACCTTTCACTGGACCAGGAAACGAAAGAAATATCCCAGCTTTATCTTCGGCAGTATCTGTATTTTGGACAGGAGAAGGAGTTAAAAAGACATCTACTCAGCCTAAATTCAGCTTAATTACACAGACATTAAAGAAATTAGCTGCAATTTGTCCAATGACAGAAGAGATATTAGAAGATTCAGCTATTCCTTTGAATTCATTGGTTGGAGAATTGTTTGCTGAAGCTATCGGAGTTGAAGAAGATGCTCAATTCTTATCTGGAACAGGATCACCTTGGACTGGAGTATTAAATAATGCTAGTGTAAATCAAATTAGTCAAATCACTGCTGGAACAGCAAACGCAACAGCAAAAGATTTGTTAAACATGAGAAAGGGAATTCCTACTAGCGCATTAGCAAATGCAAAGTATTACTTGAACCCTGAATCACTAGACTTATTTAGAGGAGAGACAGACGACAATGGAAGATTTATTCTTCAACAGCCAACTGATAATGCACCTGGAACATTGTGGGGTAGACCTTACGAATTAACTGATGCATTACCAACACCTGACGCAGTAGCAGACGGAGAACCATGGATTATATTCGGAGACCTTAATAAGACTTGTATTCTTGGAGACAAGAAAAGAATTAGAGTTAAGTTGCTAGAGGAAGCAACTATCACTGATACAGATGGAGAAACAGAAATCAATCTTGCAGAACAAGATATGGTTGCCATCAGAGTTGTTGAAAGAGTTGGTTTTGTATGTGCATTACCAACAGGAATCAGTGTATTAGTTAACGAAGCAGAATCAGGTAGCTAAGTTTTTGAGGGGGGAGTAAAATCCCCCCTCCTAAAGAAATGTTAGTATCAAAAAATAAAATGGTTGATAATAATACTGCGTTAAAGTCGAAGCGAAGTAAATCAACCAAACTAAAGATTAAAAAAAATGATTCCAAACAAAGCAACAGGAGCGGGAAATAATAATGCTGCGAATGTTTTCAAAATAGATTTTTCAAAAGCATTATCAACGGCCCCAAAATTGGAAGCATGGGATAATAGCGAAACTTTTCCAGCTAGAGATGTTGCCGGGGCAACCGTAGCGAAGGAGATTTTTACGGGAACAACTGGTAACAGTTCTAAGCCGATGCTATATCTTGTAGCTACAACAAGTTCTGCTCCAGGGGCAGATTGGAAACCAGCATCAGCAGTTGCCGGATCTAATAATCCTAATAGATTGAAGGGATCGACAAACTATGTTACTGATCCAACAACACCAGGAGCCGAAGAATCAATATTGTTTAACTTAGGAGCAGAAGTTCCTTATGATGCAACAGTTCCATCTGCAACAGAGATGGCACACATGATTCAGGTTAGATATACTTATACCGGAGATGCTCCAGTATTAACATGGTCTTTCAATGAAGGAAGTGAAGAAACACCAAGCTGGACAGAAATTACTCCTGGAACTCATGGATTGAGATATTGTAATTCTTCAACAAGTTGGGCAGCTGGGCCTTATAAGTTAACGTTACCAGCCTCCAGTGTAGTCGATGCCGGAGAGGTAGGAATAACAACATAATTTGCTTAAAAAATGAGTAAAGAAATAGAAATAACTTGTTCTGTCTGTGGTGGTAAGGTAAAAACAACAGGTAGTGGAGATTTCTCGACATTTGTTTGTGAGAATTGTCAAGAAAAAAGAAATCTTCCTATTTATAAAAAACAGATAGCAGAACTTGTTAACAACAAGTCAAATACGGAAAGGCAAAAACAAAGACTGAAATTTTTACAAGAAAAAGTAAAAAAATTAGAACCAGTCAAAAAATAATAAATTGGGATAATACCTAAAAAAATGTTTATAGCAAAATACCCTGACGGTAAAATAATCACTGAAAAAGATATGGTTTGGGACAAAGTTCCTGTTGGAATGAATCGTCTTGAACTAACTTTACCAATTCCAGTATCGTATATTGATCCTGGTACTAAGGAGATGAAGCCAGCTCCGGCCAGGACAATATCTTTATTTGGATGTGAAAAGTATTATTTCTATAACGAAGCAGTTGCATCGCTTTCAACAGAAAAGAAATGTTCTGTAAGCAATAACTTAGTTGCTAAAGCGATTGGAGGAATAATTGGAGACAACGTGGTAGAAATAAAAGTTGATAAAGGTGGTTTTACAACCGTTAGACATTTCAAAATTGAACAGTTAGCACAGTCTGGGATAAAACTGGGCGCATAAATCGGGGAAACCTGAAGAAATAATAGTATTGCTCCAAGCAGTATTAAGATTTTTTGTCTTGAGACTCCTAGTAGCAATACTGGGAGTTTTATTATAACAATAAAAATATGGCAAATAAATATGTAAGAAAATCTGGTAATGATGCAAATGACGGATCAACTCCGGCATTAGCTAAATTAACGATAGCCGATGCTATTGCCGATGCTTCTGACGGAGACGTTGTTGTTATCGGAGCCGGTGTTTGGAGAGAACAAAATTTAGTTACCGGAGCAAAAACATTAACTTTTCATGGAGATATTACCGGAGCATTAACCGGAGATGCCGGTGAAGTAATTTGGAGTGGATTAAATGCAACAGACAATACATATACAGAAGTTAGTTATGCTATTTGTTCTGACACAGCTGATTACGATTTATTGGTTAGAAACATTTTATTCCAAAATTGGAAATTCCTTAACGGAGGGTTTTGCATATTAAAAACAACGAACGGAGATTTAACAGTCGATAATTGTAAGGCATACAATCTTTATGGAATTGAAATTAGTTCAACATCAAGGTCTTTCGGGTTCTTGAATTATTCTCATGCCGGAGCCAATAATGATTTAGTTTTGACAAATATATATTTAGAAAATATATATGGATTTGCTTCAAGTTCAACATCGACATTGACTTTAACTATATACGGAATACTTGTTAGTAAGGTGGATACGACAGGCGACACTACGATTGAAAACATAAAGATTAAAAATATTAAAGGAGGGGCATACGATAGTGTTCATGCAGCAATTTCTATCATATGTGCATTAAAAATAACAGTTGGAAAAACAACAGAAATAAGAAATATAGAAGTAGATGATTCAAATTCTTATGGAACAGCCAATTCTCAAATATATGGATTTTATTTAGCCGGAGCAAGATTTAATATTTATAATTGTAAGGCTCACAATTTAATTTCATCTACTTGGAGAAGTGACCCCAACCTATGCCGTGTTTATGGAGTTTATGCAAGCACAGCCAGCTATATGTATAATTGTTCCTGTTTTAATTTATTAAGTGTCTATCGTGGCACATTGGTAGCCGGTTCAAATTACGGAGTAACAGAAGCCGACGGAGTAGCAAAAGCAAATTATATACTTCAAACAATAGAAGATATTTCAAGGTATTCTCCGCTTTTAGGATTAGGAAATGCAAGTTATCCGGCAACTGATATAAAAGGAAATCCAAGACCGGCTTACGGAAATACCAATGGGAATATTGGAGCATTGGAATCGGTTCACGAAAACGTTCAAAAAGAAACGGTTATATTTGATAGCGGGGCAACTTCATTAAAGATACATCCTTGCAATTTCTTTAAGAAAACATTTCAAATACCTGTCGTTGCAAGCACAGAAAGAACAGTAAAAATTAAAATCAGAATAGACGGAACTTTCGTATTAAGACCAAGAGTTAGTTTATCCGGACAAGGAATGACATTGAGTCAAGCAACTAAAGATGCAACAACAGGTTCGTTTGAAGAATTAACTGTTTCAGGAATTCCCGCAACAACAGGAATAGCACTGCTAACAATAGAGTGCCACGCAACAAATACAGATGCTTTTGCATATATAGATACAATAACATTAAGTTAATGATTGACTTAGGAACATTTGAATATTGGGAAGATTATTCAACACCTAATAAAGGTGTTGTTGGCGACGAGTTTAATGGAATGGAATTATGGGAAAGTTACGAAAAGAGTCCTCTTATTTTCGGTGAAATGTCTGAAGCGACTGAATTGGCTCAATTAGCCGGTATTTTGAGCTTAGAGAGTGAAATAGTGGAGCAAGTGGCTGGAATACTAACTTTAGAAAAAGAGGTGTCAGAAACAATCGCAGGGGCAATAACAACGGAAAAAATAGATGTATTGGGAACTCTGGCTGCTATAATCATATTGGAAAAAATTGATTTAATTGAAACGGTAGCCGGAACAATCGAATTAGAAACAGAAGGCAAGGAGACTTTATCAGGAATTATTGAAACGGAAAAAGAATCAATTGAAGTAATTGCCGGATTAATCAATTTAGAAACAGAAAAATTAAGTCAGATTGCTGCAATAATTAATTTGGAAGATGAAAGTGAAGAAACAGTCGCCGGTATAGTTGAATTAGAAATTGAAAAGGAAAATACATTAGCTGGATTCGCTGACTTACAAATTGAAAAATACGGAACTTTGGCCGGAATCATTGAATTGGAAAAAGAAGATAAAGAAACTATTGCCGGAATAATTACTCTTGAAGCAGAAAACAATACAGTTACATTAGCCGGTATTTTAGAATTAGAAGAAGAAAGCGAAGAAACATTAGCCGGAGATATTTGTTTAGAATTAATTAATGATGATCAGATAGCAGGATTAATTACTCTTGAAGGTTATGGTCTTGAAACTTTAGCAGGAGTTGTTATAATAGAAACAGAAGAACAAGGCACTGTTGCCGGAATCATTGAACTAGAAATGATTTTAACTGACAATATTGCCGGAGATATTTATTTAGAAAAATTTGAAGTCAATCAGATAGCCGGAATTATAACATTAGAGGTTGAAGTTTTTGAAACATTAGCAGGTATAATTACAGTTGAACTTGATAATAAAACAAGTTCAATCGCCGGAACAATTGATTTAGGGTATCCTAATCCTTATTGTAGAAAAGATAGTCCATATTCAAGAAAAGATTCTCCTTATACAAGATTTCCAAAAAATTGTTAATAATTAAAAAATAAAAAAATGAAAGGATATACAACAATCCAACAAATTCAAAACTATCTTTTATTAGATATTGCTCTACTTTTTCAATCGCAAGTAGAAGAATGGATTAGTCAAGTAGAAGATTATATTGATCAAAAAACAGGAAGAAACTTTGTTGCTGATACAGTTGCTTCTATTAAGTCGTATAATGGAAATGGAAGTAATGAATTAATTATTGATGATTGTGTAGATGTTACTAAAATAGAGATATATGATACAGATGGCAATCTTTTAGAAGGATCTCTTGTTGCCGGAACTGATTATTTTTTAGAACCAGCGAATGATACACCTAAACAATCGATAAGGTTATATGGCCATATATTTTCAAGAGGAATTCAAAATATTAAAGTAACTGCAAAATGGGGATATAGTGTTGAAGCGCCTAAATCAATTGTCAATGCAGCAACCATTCTTGTTTCTAATATTATTAATTTCAGCAATCAATCAGACGGAGAAATTCAATCATTATCTGTTGGAAGTTATAATGTTTCTTTTAAGGATCAATCAAAGAGAGATGATTTTGAAAGAGTGCCAGAAATTTTAGATAGTTTTATAAAATACGATTACTAAAATGAATCCATTACAAACAACATATGATGAAAAAGTAAAGACACAAAGACTTGAAGCAGAAAGTGGTTCTGATATTGAAGGATACGAAGATTATATTTTATCTGTTTCTTGTTGTATTCAGCAATTAGATGATTCACCAAATCAGGACCCGGATGGAGGATTTGGAATAAATTATTTAATGTTTTGTGATGATGAGGATATTAAAGAGGGAGACAATGTTGTTAGAGATGAAGAAAATTATAGAGTGATCGGAGTTAAAAGATATAGTTTTTATGGCCATACTCACAAAGAAATAATAATTAGGAAATATGGTTAAAGTAAATATAGAAATTAAAGGATTAGATGGAATAAGAAAATCGCTAGAGAAAGCGCCAGAAAAAACTGTTTATGAAATGAGTAAGGCAGTTCAAAGTTCATTGAATGAAATAAGAAGTAAGTCGCTTAGAGAGGCACCAATAAGGACAGGGGATTTAAGGAAGGGAATATCAACTCCTATAATGGAAACGCGTCTAAGAGGCAAAATAGAGGCAAGGGAGCCATATTCAGCGGCCGTGCATGAAGGTTCGAGACCTCATATTATAAGGCCAAAAAGCATAGGATATAGAGGTCATCCAGGAGGATTGGGAAATAGAAAAACAGGATTCGGAGTTTATAATATGGTTCATCATCCGGGAAATAAACCAAATAGATTTTTTGACAGATCGATAGATAAAGCTAATCAAGCAATAAATCAGTTTTTTACAAGAGCACTGCAAAACGTAATTAATTCAATAAAATGAAAACAACAAGAGAAGAAATAAAAGAATTAATAATAGATAAATTACAATCAATTGTTGACGGAGCTGGAAAAACTATTTTTGGAGATGTGTTTGGTTACCCTGAAGCAGAATTCAAAGAATACCCGGTTGCAGTTGTAATGAGCAAAGGAATTGATGGAGAAAATTTAGACAGTGGAAGAAACCAGAGAACGTTTCAATTTACGGTAGATCTTTATCAAGAGCAAACAAGAGCAGGAAGAACACCAGAAGAGGCTGAAAATATAATGGGAAGAACAACTGATAAAATTATAGAAGCATTTGATACTGATCCTAATTTATCGGGAGAAGTATTAGTTGTTAGAATAGTCAAAGCGACATTTGACTTCAAAGCAACATCGGGAACGTTTAATTTCGCAACGTTCGATATCGATTGCGTATCAATTGTTCAAAATTATTAAAAGTGATATAATAAAATAAAAAAATGAAAGCAAAAAATATATCAAAGGAAACATTAATAGTTCCGAACGTAGGAATTGTAAAACCCGGGGAAATAGTCGATGTTCCTAAAGGTTTTAACAATGCTAATTTTGAAATAATTAAAAAAGAAGTTAACATAAATACAAAAAAATGACTTACTTAGGAAGCAACAGTTATCTTGGACTAAAAGTTGAGGCAGTAGAAAATACACCTGTTATACCTAATGCTTTTTGTCCATTAATAAGCGAATCAATAAAAACAAACATTAATTATACAGCTGACAGAAGAATGAAAGGAATTGATTTTAAGTCAGATGATTTACTTCCTGGAAACAAAATGCATGAAGGAGACATTGTTGTATATCCTGATGCTGATAATCTTGGGCATTTCCTTAATATGTTAATGGAAAAAGGATCAACAACTGGAAGTGCAACAGGATATACTCATCCTTTCACATTCGGAACAGCAAAATCATATACCATAGAAATTCAGAAAGGACCTTATGCTCAAAGATTTTATGGTGTAAAAGCAAAACAGATTCAAGGAATATTCGAAGATCAAAAATTAAAGTTAACAATTTCAGTCAAAGCAGTTGGGCAGTTTTCAGGAGGACAACTTAAAGCAGCTTTGTCTGGTTCAGTAACAGAATTAAAATTAAGTTCAGCATTTACTTCATCTCCAAATAAAGGGCTAGTTGTTGGAGATACAATATGTCTTCAATTA